ATATTTAATAGTAACCGAAAATAACATTTATTTATATCAAAATAATATTTATAATAAAGTGTTATGGGTAGTTATGAAAATAGATATAAGAATTTTACTATAAACGGTGCAGCTTTATCTGTTCCTTTCGTTAAAATACCAGAGAAAGGAACTGATAAGTTTGTTGTTTATAAAACAGGAAAATCCAGGTTAGATAAAATTAGTGATGATAAATACGGTGTTCCGTATTACGGTTATTTAATCCTTGCTGCTAACCCAGAATATGGTGGATTTGAATTTGATATACCAGATAATTCACTAATAAGAGTACCTTTTCCGTTAGAACAATCAAAAAGTGATTATAATTTAGCCTTGAAACAAAAAGTAGATTACTATGGCCAATAATGGTTTAAATACTGTATCAGAAAATATATTATCCACCAAGTGTGGTGAAAATAATAATGTTGTTATTATCGACCCTAATAAGATTGTTAATAGTAGTAATGGTATTGTTGATAGGTATGTAAATCAAGAAGATTTAATTATATACGCTAATTTAAAAATAATAAATAAACCACAAACAACAATTGTTTATAACAATAATACCAATACAGGGGTTATAAATAAGACGGATGAAATAAATATAAATTTATTAAATCCAATAAAAAGTGTTAAAGGTGGTGTAATAACATATAAAAATAAATTAACATCAGACTATACTGATTATTTTACTGAAAGTAAAATAAATAATAATTTAACTGATGATGAAACATATTTTGATCCAGAAACATTTGGTATAAATAATATAATTATATCACAAAATGCTTCCTTTATACCAACAGTAACAATAGAGTTCATAGATATACAAGGACGTACTTTATTTGAGTCTGGAGACAATAAAAAGAATCCCTATAATATCTTCTATACTTTACCTTACCCTACCTTTATTCTGTCTATAAAGGGGTATTACGGTAAAACCATAGATTATCCATTGGTTTTACTTAAGACGAATACAAAATTCGATCCAGAATCTGGTAATTATAAAATAACTGCTGAGTTTTTATCCAGAACATTTTCCATATATAATTCTTTTTTATTAATATATGCATATATTGCACCATTCATGTTTAAGATGAATGATGGGTCTTTTCTTGGTGGTAATATTTTAAAAAAAATATATGATATTCAGAATAAATATTATGAGGGATTACCTAATAGTGAAAAATATATAATAAAAAATTATCCAACATTACTAACATTACAAGAAATAAAAAAATCACTAAGTGTTTCAAATGAATATGATAATGATATAAATAATGCAAATAATGTAATATCTAATTTAGATAATACAGTTTTTATATTAAGACAATATTATGATTCTATTGTTAGGTTGCTACCTTTAACAGATAATAATAGGGTAGAGGTTTTATCTGATTTATCTAGAATAAATGAATATATTAATAATATTTCAGATAAGAGTACATCATCATCGGTATTTAATTATATACAAAAGACAGCAGCAAAATATTTTATTGATTCAAAATTAACAATAGATGTGGTTAGTGATGTATCTCTATTTAATAATCTAATATTAGGTATTATTAAAACAATTGATGATATTAAATCAAAATATAATGAGACTATTTTAAACAAAAAATTGGTTAGGTTAAGTGATAAGTTAGGATTTCAACCAAATGTGTTTAATATATATAGAATACTATTTAATAATATACAAACATTTTTAATTTTATTAAACATAGCAAATAAAAAAGCTATACACCAAATACTTAATGATGTTGATGACCTAGGTAAAAAAAGAATTCCTTTTCAGGATCAAAACGGTGAATATACGATAAATAATCATAGTGGTACAAAAAAATATTCACCGTTCCCAAATTATTTTGTTACTGAAACAAAGAATGGTGTTGATAATGTTTATAAAAAAACATATCCTGGTATTGATATCGAAAATAATGGTTGGGCAGAAGTTGAATTTATTGATGAAATATATAATTCTATTTCATATTTAAAATCAATATCAGGTCAACAAAATACCGAATTATTAAAGCAAACAGAAACCGTATTAAACACAAATTTTGATGTTGGTTTTAATTTGGAAAATTACTCAACAAATGATTCACATTATGATATATTATATAATATAATAAGAAAATTTCAGTTAAATTATATATACTCTGGGATGATTTATCGTGGTATAAAACCAGATAAATTAAATGATATATTCACATCAATTGCCGATAGTGAATTTAGTTTGTTGAATGATGTTATTTTTAATAAGGTTGATTTATCAACAAAAAGAAAAACAGTGGATAGTTTGTTTAATGATATTAATGATACAAAACCATATAATAAAATAGTATCTAATATAACCAGTGGAATAAAATCACAGGATTTAAATAAACTAAAAGATGAAATAAATTTTGATATACTTATAGGTGGAAAAAACATTAAAAAAATATTAAAAAAATATTCTATAAATACATCATTTATGGATATATTTTTAAATGAAGGGTCACCAGTTTTTAATAAAAATAATGAATTATCAATAACACCAATATTTGATTTTGAAACATATAAATCTCAGGATGGGTATTATATCCCAGATACAACTATGAGTAATTTTATTGGTTTCGATAAAAAAATATTAGCAATGAATAATAGTTTAGATAATAAAACAAATTCATATGTTTTTGGTACTGAAAATAATAAAATAATATCAGACGGAGTTACAAAAAACACACCATATAGATTAATAAACAATTATATATTTAATGAGAAAATTAGTAGTTATGATAAAACATTAAATACGTTAACCATGACAGTTAATGATAAGAATATATTATTAAGTCTTATTGGTTTTGATAATGAAAAAAGTAAAAATATAAAACATAATACTAATATAAATAATAAATTTTAATGGCTGATTATACAATAAATGATATAATAAAATCATATCTATCTAATAACAATTTATTTAATAATTATAATGCTAAAGATTATAAAAATGTCGAGAGATATCAATCATCGATAAAATCTATCGTTTTAGATAAAACTAAGTTATTAAAAACTGATACAAAACAAATTAACACAAAAATATCCCCATTAAATAATATAAATTTCATAGGGACATTAGATAATGGGTTTAGCGATAAGTATGTCTATTCATCATTTATTTTATTATCATCATTATATTCTAATGATGTTAATAAATTATTTATTGATAAAGAAAATTTAATTACATTATTTAAATCAGGTATAGGTATTATTGATTTACCATATACACTTGTTTTATATTTAGGTGGTTTACACTATTTTAATAAAAATAAACCAGATGGTACTTTAGGTGGATTAAATTTTATAGATATTGCCAATGATTTAGATAATAATGTAGAAAAAATATTAGATTTAACTAATAGTTCATATACAGAATATATTAATAGTGGATTTAGTATACAAAATATACAAATAATAAATGATTTTATATATAAACCAAAGTGTGATAACAAAACAATAATACCTAAATTTGGATATGGTACATATTCAGAGTTTATGGAAAATTATTATAATTTTATTTCTGATAGGTCTGGTAATAATAATGTCTATGATAGTGTTGACCCACAACATAGGCCATTTCATATACGAGCAGCTGAAGATGGGTTTGTTAAGTCATTTAAATCATATTCTGGTGATATAAATTTCATGGGTCATTATACAATTTTAAAAAATAAGTATATTTTTAATTCAAATATAACTAATGATATTATATTATCATCATTTAAAAAAAGTATACAAGATTTAAATATAACCATAACGTATCCATCATTAGTTTCTTTATCTACTGGTAGTGTTATGTCTGATTTATTTTTGTTATACTCTAAAATAAAAACAAATTATTTATATAACACAACAGACTTAAACAATGAATTTAAGTTAAACTCATTAATAACTGATTTAAATAGTGTTATGACACTAAATATGAAATATAAATACATCGGTGATGATATATCTTGCGATGGTATTGGTATTTTTTCATATATTATTTTTAAACTATTTTTTGGTGTAGAACAAAAAATATATACATCTTTTGTCGATTTATATGGTGGTGTATTTAATAATAACACGATAGAGAATTCAAAAACATCGTTAAGAAGAAATAAATCACAGACTGAACATAAAAAATTAGAAAATGATTTCCTAACAAAATTTTTATTATTTTATTGGGACAAAGAATTGGAATACATAAATAGACAAAACAATTCATTTGATTCTAATGGTAATAACACAAATAATTTATTAGTGATGCTATATCCATCAGCTGGAGGTATTTTTTACCCTAATAATTTGTTTCCTGGTAAAAATGGTGTTGATTATGTTTTAACAAATAAAATAACAAATAAACAAACAGAAAAAGATTTAGTTATATCTTTAAATAATCCATGTTATCTAATATTAGATAATGAAACAATTAAAGATATTCCATTTGATAATAGAAGTGTTATTGAAAATAGTACCAGAATTTTGTGGTATGATACGGCTAATTATGGGACACAATTATGTAGTAATGACCCAGTTGATAATGGATCAACCCTTAGTAAGAAAATATTTACAACAGATTTAAAGGAGAATATTTTTACAAATATAAATAAATCAACTAGTGGTTTATTTGATTTATTTAATAAAAATACATTAACAATACAAGAATTATATAGTATAATAGATATTGAAAAATTTGAATATTTTGAAAAATTATTTATAGAGTTCAGTACTAGATATTCAGATGATTCAGAAACTAATTATACACCTGAAAATGGTAATGATTGGATTTTTCAAAACAATAATGATGGGTTTTCATTTGAAACATTAATTAAATCATTAACTACTGTTGGTGAAAATGATATTAATATAATAGATGATAAGTTGTTAAAAGATGATTTAATTTATTTATTGAATGGATATTCTAGTTATAATTATAATTTCTGTGATACATATGGTATAAGTAAGGTGATTAATGCAGCGTTAACCCAAGCACAATATAATAAAAATGAATTATCTAATGGTACATTTAATGAATTTTTATCACAGAAATTATCGGTAAATAATTATAGTAATATTGGTCCAGTATCATTAATTGGATTAAATGAAACATTATATACTAACTATCAGAATTTTATATTCAGACCAGATGTTATTTTCGGTAACATCACTGAGTCAATGAGTGATGAATTAATAAGATATTATATTAAAAAATTAATATTTGGTGATATACAAATAAATAATTTTAGTCATATTAATTATATTATACCGTTTAATATAACCGAAAAAATTAATACATACATAGGTGATTCTAATAAAAATTACTCTGATTATATATCCACATTTTTTAGATTTTTAGATATAGAATTAAATGATAATAATTTTTATATTTTATATAATTTATTCATAGAAAATATAAAAAATGGTTCTGTTAAGAATACTCCTTTTTCTAATAAAGTTATTGATTATACATCTTTAATTAAAAAATATTTAAATGATTTTATATATAATACATATACTAATAATATCAGTGGACTAAACCTTTATTTAACAGAAATAAAAGAAAAATTAAATACTGAAAGCCAGAGTACTGTTGTTAAATCAAAAACAGATAATAATGAGGATTATATAGATTTTAAAACAAATACATATTATAATATAAAAAACATTTATGATAAGTACATTTCATACCAACCAGAACAAATAACACCAATAAAAGAAAAATATAATGAGTATTCTGATTTAACAACATCAACAGGTGAGTTTAACAACATAAATGGGATGTTGTTTTATAACTATCTTTATAAGGATTTAATGAATTCCGATTCATCTAGTAGTATATATGATAAAAAAACACCAAAACATTTAGCTGAATATGTTCAGATAGTAGATAGATCAAATAATGATGTCGGTGGTGATATATTAATTGATGTTATCGCACTATCAAATGATTTGGAGTTAAAATTTAACGGTGGTAGTAATGATGAGTTAACTAAAAAATCTGTATATAATATATTTGATACTATAGCACAACACAATGAATTCTTATTACACCCAATAAATAGCTATGTTGGTTATTTTGATAATTTAAAAAATCCATTACCAAATTATGTTGATAATATATTTGGTTTACATAACACAACAGAAAGAATAGACTCTAATCCAGCGTTCATTCTACAGTGGGGTAACCATACATCATCATTTGATGAAAAGGTTAATAATAAATCACATAAGAGTCTATCTAACTCATTCTCTTTGGATATTGACCCAGTAACTAAAAGAGTGTCAAATCAGACGAATATCCCAAATGATATTTTAAGTAAAGGTAGTGTAACATCTTTTGTTGTGGATTTTGGAAATAAGAGTCAGGGTATGTTTAAAAATATACAATTAAACACAAGTGAATTTTCTAACACAGAAGAATCAATAAATGCTTATGTTAATTTAATAGGTGATGGTGAAAAAGACACCAATAAAATAGCATCTGGTAATATATTTAAACTAATGGAAAGTAGATCATATACTTGCCAGGTTGAATCAATGGGTAATGCATTAATTCAACCATTAACATACTTCTATTTAAAAAATGTACCTTTATTCAAAGGTGCTTACTGGATTACTAACGTAGAACATAATATATCATCAAATAATATGATAACAACCTTTAAGGGGGTAAGACAACCTGTTGTTTCAAAAACTAATAATAGGTCGGATGTATTAAAATCTATAGAAAAAACATTAAATATAATAACAAATAAAACAAACCAGATATCGACATCAAACACGACTAGTGGACCAGTAACACAAGAAAGGGACAATATAACTAAAGATAATCCATACGGTACTTTTCATCAACAACTATCTGAATCATATGGTTATGTTGATTTTAATGGTATAGATATATTATCATCATTATTATACAGTGAATTTGGATCAACAACCGATTTATTTAAAATGGTTTTGATGACATTTTATAATAGAGCAAAATATTGGGCTAATACCCAAGAGCAGTCAATAACACCATCCACAGTTATAAAATACATGGTTGATGTGGCTTTATCATTTGAAATTAATTATAATGATAATACACCAACACCATTATTTGGTATTAATAATGTCCGTAATAATGGTTCATTAACAAAACTAACAACTGAGTTTAAAGTTGACCAATCAAATGATATTTTTATTACACTGGTAAATTTAACAAATGCTAAAACAACATCAGATGTAATAAAAATATTAAAACCAACAAATCTTTTATCACAAAAATTAAGTATTAGTTTGATTGGTGGTGATTACAGGGATGATGTTAATGGTAATCCTATATTCTATGTTGGTTCAGATTCAAAATCAAATGCATTACCTAAAATAATATATTCTGACATTGATAATACTGTAGATTTTTCAAATTATTGGAAATCTTATAGTATTATATATATGAAAACAATTTTATCTTTATCAGGTAAAGATAAAATATATACATCTAAAGTTAATAATGAGAATGTGAGTGAATTTGAGTTATTAAATAACCTAAGTTATAAAAATCTGAAAGTTGGTGATACTCATGGTGGTAACACATATCTTGGGTGTTTTGATAAGGATATGGGTATTACATTTATTGGTAATGAGTATAATGAAAAATCACCAGATAATTATGTGGTTGAGTTAAAAAATAACTCACCATCGAATTTATTAAAACAATATAAAAATACATTAAAACCAATTACAATAAGTACAACCATAACACAATTAATTACTTTAGCTGGTTTTAATCCAAACTCACCAATAGGTGTTATGGCTGGGTCAATTGCTATAAGAGAAGGTTATGTTATACCAAAAAATAATACTAAAGGTAACTTAGCATATAGAAATAATAATCCTGGTAATTTAGTATATAGTTCAGAATATCAAAAATATGATTTAAATTTAAGTAAGATAACAACTACTGATAATGATGGTAAAGTACACACATGGGCATTATTTTCTAAACCAGAATACGGTATGAAAGCACTTATTGATGGTAAGATAAAAAAATGGGCAAGTGGTAATATGCCATTAAGTGGTAAAGAAAATAATCCACAGATATTTTCTGATTGGGATAAAGGTATACCTCCATCGTTTTTACAATTTTTCTATACATATGCACCACCAAAAGATAAAAACGATACCATAGGTTATACCACAAGTGTTGTAAATACTATTAATAAAAGTTTTAATAAGGATTATACTGTTAATAGTAAAGTAAAAGAAGTTATATCATAATTTTTATAAAAAATAAAACTATTTATAATAAAACTAATAATATGAATGATTTAAACAAAAATCTTGATGTTTTTTTAAATTTACCAGAACAACAAATTAAAAAAGATAAAATAACACAAAAGGATGGTCTTATTGAGCGTGTATTGATTGATAAGAAATTAATTGTTGAAGATGGTAGGGAATTATTAAAAGAGGATTTACCTGTTAGTAATACAAATAGGTCTTTCTTAAGATAATTTAATAAAAAAATATTTAATAATATGGGTAATAATAAAAATAAATCATTATTATATGAAATATCTCGTTTTAAAGAGATAATGTCATATGGTAAGAATATAACTGAAACAAAATATCGTTTTTATAATGAGGCTGAAGATGCCCCAGATAATCCAGATATTATACCAGATGAAAATCCTCAGAATACAACCCCACAACCCCAAGACAACATGGGCGATGCTGGTATGGATATGAGTGACCCAATTAATATGGGTGGTGAACAAATGCCCTCATTAGACCCACCAATGGGTGATACTGGTGCATCAGATGTTCCACAGGAAACACCACCTGTACCACAACCAGAACAAAATCCTGGTGAACAAACAACTGAGGTAGATATAACAGACTTGATAAATTCAAATAAGAGTATAGAACAACGTATGGAGAAGACAACCAGTACCATACAGCGTGTATATGATAAAATAAATGATATTGAGGGTAGTTTATCAAAAATGGATATGATAATACAGACCATGGATGAACTCGGTAAACAAGTACAGTTAATGAGGCCACCTACAGAAGATGAGAGACGCAGGGCTTTGAGTGATAAATCATATCCTTATAATGTTTCTAATAGGGATTATATAGAGGGTGTTGGACATAAAACACAAACATCATTAGAGAAAAGACCAGATAAAATGTCTATGATGGATACAATAATGAATGGTTATGATAAGAACAATATTAAAAAAAGTTTTTATAATGACCAAGACCCAATGAATGGTTTTAATAATTAATATATGATCAGGCAGAATTTTACACAGCTTATAAGCACAATAGGGCAGACCCTAACCAACTCAGATAAAGATAGTAATAATAAATATTTAACCTCGTATGGTCGTACTGGTTTAGATACCGTTGTATTATATGGTTTAATAGGTGTTGGTTCACCAGATGATTCTATTGATATCACTGTTAATGGTACTAGATTTGAAATAGCTTGTGGTAACCAAATAAACATGCCGATAGAATCAATAACCCTTAATAAAACAACGTCAGCACCATTAAATCCAGCCAGCTCCTTCGGAAGGAACATATCAACTGGAACTACAGCAAACACCCTTAATTATATTGTTACGAACCCTGGTGTTCTTGTATATGGTTACGCAATAAATAAGACACTTTTTTAAAAAAAACTTTGATTTACTATTGACTTTATCGAATTGATTGACTAGCTTTATTACAATTAAAACAATAAAGTATGACAGATTATTCAAAAGTAGACTGGGGCAAGGGTGCCGAAACATTTACAGCCGATTATGGCAAGAAACCAAATTCTGGTAATGGATCTAAACAAGTTGATCTTACACAGTATTTAAATTTAACATTACCTGATAATGTTGATGAAGGTGAGGTGGTATTAAGAATTCTTCCTAACCAAGATGAACCGATGGAATTTTACACTGTAAAGAAATTCCATAATCTAAAGGTCGGTAAAAATTTTGTAAAGTTATATGATCCAGGTCAGGATGGTGATGAGTCACCGCTAAATGACAAGTATCATATTCTAAAAGCTGGTGATAAGATTGACCAGGAGAATGCAAAACAGTATCAGTCTAGGGATTTCTTTATTCTTAGGGTTGTTCAGAGGAACAAAGAGGCTGAAGGTGTTAAATTTTGGAGGTTCGCTTTCAATTACAAGAAAGCGGGTATTATGGACAAGATAAAACCAATAATCCAACGTTTAAATGAAAAAAATTATGGTACTGGTGCAATCTGGAATCCAATAGCTGGTAGGGATATTGTAATATCTTTATCAAAAGACAAAACAAAGGGTAAGGGTCGTGAAGTAACTAACGTTGTTTCTATCATGCTTGATGATGAAGTAACAAAACTTTCCAATGATGAAGCACTTATGAACAAGTGGTTAAGTGACCCAAAAACATGGAAAGATGTATATACTAAGAAAAACGTAGAATATCTTCGTATTGTTGCTGATGGTAATGAACCAATTTGGGATCAAGAACTTAAGAAGTTTGTGCCTAAATCAATGAATGAAGCTGTTCCAGCCGCTACAACCACATCACATAGTGAACCACCAAAGAACGTTAATTCTGAAATAGAACAAGGTGAGGCAGAAGCCATACCAATAGATGATTTGCCATTCTAATATGGTTTAAAATTATTAAATAATCCCCATAANTTATGGGGATTATTTAATTAAAATAAAATAATTAATTAAATAATATATAAAAATGGCAAAGATTACAAAAAAAGATTATTCAGAAGATTATAATGATATGTATGGTTCAAATACCAGCTATAAACCAGATTTATTTCTGGATTGTGGTGAAGCATTTAAGGATGCAAGTGGTTTGCCTGGACCAGCTATGGGCCATGTTAATATGTTGCTCGGCCATTCCAACTCTGGCAAGACGAGTTCGCTGATTGCATCAGCTGTTGATGCACAAAAAAAAGGTATTTTACCTATTTTTATAGTAACAGAAAAGAAATGGTCTTTTGACCACTGCAAGTTAATGGGTTTTAGTGCAGAAAAAGATATTGCAACAAATAAATGGAAAGGTGATTTTGTTTATCGTGATGATTTTTATTATGTTGAACAAATAACAGATTTTATTAATAAAGTTTTAGATGACCAAGAAAAAGGTAAATTAAAGAGGGATATTTGTTTCTTTTGGGATTCTGTTGGATCAGTACCATGTAAGATGACTTACGAAGGTAAGGGTGGTAAACAACATACTGCTGGTGTATATGCTGAGAAAATTAATATGGGTATTAACCAACGTATTAATAATACCAGGAAATCTGATTCACCATATTGGGCTGGATTGGTAGTGTGTAACTTACCATGGGTGCAAAGACCAACATCACCAATGGGTCAACCTAAAATTAAGCCAAAAGGTGGTGAAGCGTTTTATCAATGTTCTACATTAGTATTCAGATTTGGTAATGAATCAGAATCTGGTATATCAAAGATAGATGCAACCAAAAATGGTAGGACTATTAATATAGCTGTTAGATCAAAAATAACGGTTGATAAAAATCACATAAATGGACTTGGGTATAAAGATTCTAATATTATCATAACCCCACATGGTTTTTTGAAATCAGATAAGCGTTCTGGTAAAACTATAGCCGAGGGTAAATCAGTATTGGATAAATACAAAAAAGACCATATGGATTATATAGCTGGATTACTTGGTGTTTCAGTTGATGATTTATCTAATGACGATATTGAAATTTCAGAAACAGAAGAATCACCAGAGGGGGTAGAATATGAGGATGATTAAACCAGAAAATACCACAGATAAAAATATTTTAATAAATTCTCTCCTAATAGACGGGGAGAATTTATTAAAAATAGGTTTTCATGGTACTAAAGATACACAAACCGAAAAAGGTAGTGTTGGTACAATATTTCATTTTATTAATACAATTAAACGATTTTATGTTGATTTTGCAATAACAAAAGTTGTTGTATTTTGGGAAGGTGAGGATTCTAAAAAATATAGACAAGGGTATTACCCGTACTATAAACAAAACAAAAACTCAACCTATACAGAAGAACAAATACATGACCTAGGTAGACAAAGACTAAGAATTCGTGAATATCTTGAAGAACTATATATTAGGCAAGTAGAAGTACCTGGATGTGAAGCTGATGATGCAATAGCGTATTATGTAAAGTACTCACCAAATGAAAAAAAGATAATATTATCATCAGATAAAGATTTATTACAGTTAATAGCTGATGATGTTAGTGTTTATTTATCAAATAAAAAAGCTTTAATAAATAAAAAGAATTTTAATTCTTTCTTTGATTACCATCAAGGTAATGTCGGTTTAATTAAAATGATTGCTGGTGACCCAGCTGATAATATTTCTGGTTTAAAGGGTATTGCTGAAGGGACCGTGTTTAAACTATTCCCAGAGCTTAAAACAGAGGCTAAAACTGTTGAATGGATATTGGATAGGACAAAGGAACTACTAGTAGAAAAACCATCTAATAATTCGTTAAAAACCATACTGGATGGTAATACCAAATGGGGGACATATGGAACCGATTATTTTGCTGTAATGAATAAAGTAATTAATTTAAATAATCCATACGTCACAGATGAATTAAAAGAAACAATTGACCAAATGGTTAATGACGTTATTGACCCAGAAGGTAGAGGTGGTGTTACAAAAGTTATGAAATTAATTAATGAAGATAAGTTAATTAATTATATATCAACAAATGATGATAATTATTTTGCATTTTGGACAACATTTATTAGTATTATTAAAAAGGAACAGAATTTATTCAAAAATAAAAAATAAAAAAAATGGCAAACACAGTAGCTACAGAAGAAAGGAAAGATGGTGAATTTAGTTTCACACTAAAGTTTAATGACAACATTGTTGTTCAAAGGATGTTTAATATTTTTGGTTATAATGATAAGGCTAAAAACTCCTTTGATTTTAAGGAAACCGTTGATTTTAATGTTTCCTTAATAAAGGAAAGTATTAAGAACAGGTCTATGGATTTCATGACAAGGAATTCCAGTACATATCAGTATGACCCAAAATATGATCAGAACAATAGTAATGATTCATACACATTTACGGTGTCTCATCAGGGTAATGAGTTGACAGCTAGGAGTTTTGACGCAACAATATACCCAGTAACTGTACGTAAAAATGTTGATGTTCGTGATATCATACACACGATAATCAAAAATATTCAAAAGACATTATCATCCAAAAATGGAAGTCTTGAGTATAATTACCTTAACCATAAATTAGTATAATCATGATAGAAAAAGTAACGAGTATAAGTGATTTAGGAACCGAATACCAGTTACAACTCTTCAATGAGATAATAACCGACCATAAATTTGGCCTTTCAATTATCGATATCATAGATAAACAATATTTTTCTAATGAGTCTTTTGCTAAGATAGCACATCTAATAAAGACATATTATGAAAAACATGAATGTTTATTGAATTATCCAGCATTAAGGACAGAAATAAATCTTAATATACCAGTAGGTGCTGAAACATTTAAGACACAATTACTTGACACTATAGAACATATAGAGAAATGTAAGATAAATAATCTTAATGTACAAGAAACCGCTAAGAGGTTTTGTAAGATGCAAGCATTAAAGGTTGCGGTTAATCAAATAAAAGGAAAGTTAGATAAAGGTATTTTACAAGATGTTGATATGGTGGAAGAAGTGCTTAAAAAAGCACTTTCTTTCAGAGATACAAATGATCCCATAACATTAGACCATGATATGGATCAAGTATTATCTGATGATTATAGAGATGTTATACCAACTGGAATTGTGGGTATAGATGCAGCAACTAAAGGTGGTTTAGCAAAGGGTGAATTGGCATTAATTATCGCTAGTCTCGGAACAGGTAAAACGACAATACTATCAAAAATCGCATGTGAGGCTTATTTATCTGGTAGGAATGTGCTTCAAGTATATTTTGAGGATAAAAATATGGAAGTACAAAGAAAACATTATTCCTGTATATCTGACATACCATTGGATGAATTATCAAAAAGAAAGGATGAGGTAAAAAGAAGATATAAGGTAATAACATCAAAGGATGGTATCGGAAAATTGTTTTTGATGAAATTACCCTCAGGTGAAACAACAATCAATGATATCAAAGGTATAATTAAAAGATTAAATTCTAAGGGTGATAAAATAGAAATGTTAACCCTTGATTATGTTGACTGTGTTATACCAGATAAAGGTTATGAGGGGTCAGATGAATGGTCTGGTGAGGGTAAGGTTATTAGACAGCTTGATACGTTGGTTTCTGATATGGATTTAGCTTGTTGGGCGGCTACGCAGGGTGGTAGGTCAGCAACCGATATTGAGGTCATAAAAACAGCTAATATGGGTGGTTCTTTAAAGAAAGCACAGGTAGGTCATTTGGTTATAAGTATTGGTAAGACTTTGGAACAAAGGGAAGCTGGTAGGGCAACTATAACGTTCTTGAAAAATAGGATGGGTTCGGATGGTATGATTTTTCAAAATTGTTTATTTGATAATAAATGTATGAAAATAGACACAAACGATACTATTTCTATACAAGGGTTTGAAGATAATGATAAGGCACAGAGAGAGCAAAGAGTTAGAGATACATTAGCCGAGGTTAGGGCAAATAGAGAAAAGAAACAAATCTAATTACAAACCCAATACTATTTATATAAACATAAAAAAAATAAAATGGATTTAACAAAGAAAATTTTAAGTGACATCACGGTACACATGAAATATGCAAAATATGTACCTGATTTAAAACGTAGAGAAACATGGGATGAACTGGTGACCAGGAATATGAATATGCATATTAAGAAATTTCCATATCTTAAGGATGAAATAGAGGAAAATTATAAACTGGTTTTTGAAAGAAAAGTTCTTTCATCAATGAGATCACTTCAATTCGGTGGTAAACCAATTGAAATAAGTCCGAGTAGATTGTATAATTGTGCCTTTTTACCGATTGATAATATAGCTTGTTTTTCTGAGGTCATGTTTTTATTACTTGGTGGTTCAGGTGTCGGGTATTCTGTACAAAAACACCATATTGAAAAACTACCAGAAATAATTAAACCGAGATCAGATAGAAAAAGAAGATTTTTAATATCTGATTCAATTGAAGGTTGGGCTGATACCATAAAAGTTTTAATGAAGTCTTATACAGGTATAATTAAAACAAATATTGAATTTGATTATTCTGATATAAGGCAGAAGGGGGCAAGACTGGTTACATCTGGTGGTAAAGCACCTGGTCCACAACCATTGAAAGATTGTGTTTATAATATAAAGAAAATCCTTGATTCTAAGGTTGATGGTGATAAACTCACAACAATTGAGGTTCATGACATTATATGTTTTATTGCTGATGCTGTTTTGGCTGGCGGCATAAGGAGAGCTGCATTAATATCTTTATTTTCAGCAGATGATGAAGAAATGATTTCTTGTAAATCTGGTGATTGGTGGGAGAAAAACCAACAACGTGGTAGGTCAAATAATTCAGCTGTATTGGTTAGACATAAATTAACAAGAGATTTCTTTGACTCATTATGGGAACGTATTAAATTTTCTGGGTCTGGGGAACCAGGGATATATTTAACTAACGATAGGGACATGGGAACAAACCCGTGTTGTTTTACCGCTGAAACTTTAGTTGCAACAGCCGATGGTAGAAACGCTGTTAGCATAGGCCAATTATGTGATGAAAACTATCAAGGTCCCGTTTACTCACTTCAAACACAAACTGGTCAAGTTATAACATCATATTGTTCAAGAGTATGGAAAAGTCGTGAAAATGCTGAACTTGTTAGAGTAACACTTGATGATAATTCTACATTTGTATGTACACCTGACCATAGGATCATGTTGAGAAATGGGCAATATGTAGAAGCAAAAAATTTAAAAAATGATGTTTCTCTAATGCCTTTTAACTCATATAAAAGACCAGATAGAAATTATAGAATGATACAATCAAATACTGGAAGAGATCTTGCACAATATTCACATGTGGCTCAGTATTTTGATATTATAAAAGAGGGGTATGAACCACAACATTTACACCATAAGGACGGAAATGGTTTAAATGATTTACCAGAAAATCTTGAAGTTATGTTGAGTAAAGAACATAACAGAGAACACATGATTGGTAGGAAAAATGCATTTTTTAAAATGGGTTTAGAAACCTTAAATACTTGGAAAGAAAAACAATCAATTAGACAAAGGGGTGGTGATAACACAAATAGTAATGGGTTAACCAGTGAAGAAATGTATGAACTTTGTTATAATAGAACTTTACAAAAAAATAAATCACTTACTTATAGTGAAGTTATGGATACTTGTGGTGTAAAATATCTTTCTAAAGGTAGATTGAGTGACATGGGTGTTTCAAGTGTATTAGAATTAATAAAACAAATAGATACACACATTAATCATAAAGTTTTAAGTGTTGAATTTTTAACAGAAAGACAAGATGTGTATGATATGACTGTTGAAGGTACTCATAATTTTGCAATTATAACATCTAAAAAAGATGATAACTTTATAACGTCATCAGGTGTTTTTGTTCATAATTGCGAAATAAGTCTTAAACCATATTCTTTTTGTAATTTATGTGAGGTAAATGTTTCTGATATTGAATCACAGGAAGATTATAATCAAAGGGTTAAGGTAGCAGCGTTTATAGGTACTTTACAGGCTAGTTATACTGATTTCCATTATCTTCGTGAGATATGGAAAAAAACAACCGAAAAAGATGCTTTAATTGGTGTTGGTATGACGGGTATTGGTTCTGGGGTTGTATTAAACTATGATATGGCTGAGGCTGCTAATATTGTTAAAAATGAAAACAAGAGGGTAGCAAAAATAATTGGTATAAATTCTGCCGCTAGGTCAACTACGGTGAAACCAAGTGGTTCAAGTTCTTTGGTTTTAGGTACATCTTCTGGTATACATGCTTGGTTTGATAATTATTATATTCGTAGGATACGTGTAGGTAAGAACGAGTCAATTTATACACATTTATCTTTATTTCATCCAGAGGTTCTTGAAGATGATTTTTTTAGACCACATGATACAGCTATAATATCAATACCACAAAAAGCTCCAGAGAATTGTATTATAAGGACAGAATCACCTATGAATTTATTGGATAGAATTAAATCAATAAATAAATCATGGATTAAACCTGGTCACACAAAGGGTGAAAATACAAACAATATTTCCGCAACAATATCAATCAAGGATGATGAGTGGGAAATGGTAGGTGATTGGATGTGGGAAAATAGGGATTCATATAATGGTTTATCTGTATTACCATACGATGGTGGGTCTTATGTTCAAGCCCCATTTGAGACAATAACCGAAGATAAGTTTAATGAAATGATTGAACATATTATTGATATAGATTTATCGTTGGTTTATGAAAATGATGATAATACAAACCTTAGTGGAGAATTAGCTTGTTCTGGAAATAATTGTGAAGTTAAATAAATTTTTATTTAACTATGTTATTTAAAACCACCATAATTATGGTGGTTTTTTCATTTACTAATCTTTTGTTTTTATTACTATTTATATAAAAATAATAAATAATGGAATTTAGACAAAAAACATATGGTATTAATTTCCCCTTTTCTGATTCAAATAATGGTGATTATTTAGCATTGACCACTATACCAGAACAGGAGATTAAGTCTAATTTAATTCATTTATTATTAACTAGAAAGGGGTCTAGGTACATGTTACCAAGTTTCGGTACTAATCTATACCAATATTTATTTGAACCTTTGATTGAGTCAACAATAGATGGTATTAAGAGTGAGATAAAGACAGCTTGTGATAGTTTTTTACCAAATCTAACAATAAATAAAATAAATGTTCAAAGGTATGATGAGAATATTGCTTATGTAAATGATTTTAATAAACAAAGAACCATTACTATAACAATAGATTATACCATAACAAGTAGGACATTTCAAACATCAGATAGTTTAACAATAACAATATAATGAGTAATATTATACAATATTCATCAAGAGATTTTGCTACTCTTAGACAAGAGCAGATTGATTACATAACAAAGTATTATCCTAATGTGGTACAGAATTTTAATGATGGTTCATTAATGTCTGTATTATTGGATTTTGGTGCTGGATTGGCTGATAATCTTCATTTTAATATTGATAGGTCATTACAGGAAACTGTATTAGATTTTGCACAGGAAAGAAAATCATTATATAATATTGGAAAGACATATGGGTTAAAATTACCGACTAAATCGGCCAGTTTAGCGGTATGTCAATTTAGTGTACAGGTTCCAGTTTTTGCTGATGCTGAGGATAAGAGATATTTACCAGTTTTAAAATCTGGTACTCAGGTTGTTGGTAACGGTCAGACGTTTGAATTATTATACGATGTCGATTTTTTAAGTAATACAAATACATCTGGTTCTGTTGATAGAACTAAATCACCAGTTTTCAATAATGGTAAATTAGCTGCTTATGTTATAACAAAAACAGGTATAGTAATAGCTGGTACTACCAGAATATATTCACAAATTTTTGATAATACACCACCTATACCTTTTTATAAATTAACTTTACCAGAAAACAATGTAATATCTATAGAATCCGTTATATATAAAAGTGGTACTAATTTTAATACAAATCCTACTGATGCTGAGTTTGCATCACAAGCGAATAAATGGTATGAGGTTAATTCTTTAGCCGAAACAAGTGTATTTACATATGATTCATCCGTACCACCAACTTCAAACGGTATATATTCTGGTATGTGGTTGAATACAGATTATAAATTTGTTAAGGAGTTCACACCAAATGGGTTTTGTGTTTTAACATTTGGTTCTAAAACTGATCAATCATTTGATATTTTAGATAATTTTTTAACAACAGCTAGTATAGATTTAAATAATTTATTAAATAATAATAGTTTGGGTTTTGCACCATTGATAAATACCACATTATATGTAAAATATAGAGTTGGTGGTGGTTCAGAAACAAATATAGGTGCTGGTGTTATAAATAATTTTGGTTCAATAAATATTAAATTAAATGGGCCAGATTCAACACTTAATTCATTGGTTCAGAATTCATTAACAGTAACTAATTTAACTCCAGCTATAGGTGGTGGTGACACTCCATCAATAGAGGAGTTAAGAAATTATATATCATATAATTTTGCAGCACAAAATAGGGCAATTACACTAAATGATTATAAAGCTATTTTATTGGGTTTACCATCTAAATTTGGTAGGCCAGCTAGGGTAGGTGTTACCCAGAATCAAAATAAGATAGAGATAAATGTTATTAGTGTCGATACAAACAATACTTATCAGGGTGAGATAAATAGTGTTATTATGAATAACATAGCGACATATTTATCAGAATTCAGGTCTATTAATGATTATGTTTTGGTTAAGCCAGGGGAAGTTATTGATTTATCATTTGAAATTTCTGTATTGGTTGACCCAACATCACAACTATCCACAATTACTCAGGTCATACAAGTTGTTAGTAATGAATTTAAATCATCTAATAGGCATATGGGTTCTGGTTATTATATATTTGGTTTAATAAAATTAATTAGTAATATAACTGGTGTTTTAAATATAAACTATATAAAGGTTTTTAATAAAACTGGTGTTGGTTATTCACAAAATACTATAAATCAAACAATAATAGATTCAAATACGAATGAAATTGATTTGTCATCAGGTTATATAAATTGTGATGCTAATCAAATACTACAAATAAAAGATATAAATAATGATATTGTTGTAATACCAGTTGTGGCTAACAACATTAAGAGTTTGATATGAAAAATATAAGAATACCAGTAGATAACATTATTGATGATAAGTGTGTTAGAATTAGTTTAGAACAAGATTTTGATAATTTAGAAATCCTGAGTTTAAAACTAACGAGTTCTGATGCCTATAGAAGGATGTGTTCTGATTTTGGTGTTCTAGTTGGCAGGGTTTCTATAAACAATGGTTTTGGGGTTCAAAATGCGAAGGTGAGCATTTTTGTTCCTATTACACAAGAAGATCAAAATAGAAACGAAATAACACAAATCTACCCCTTTAAATCATATTCAGATACATACCCAAATGGTGTCAGGTATAATTTATTACCTAGGGTCAGAAATTCAAATCCTAGTCATATAGCTGTGGGTAATTTCCCTGATATAACAGATTTTTCTAATTATCCACAATCTGTAGAGATTTTTGAAAAATATTATAAATATACTACTGTTACTAATAACAGTGGGGATTATATGATATTTGGTATTCCTCTTGGTACACAAACCGTACATATGGATTTCGATTTGTTTGATACACCATCATTAGAATTAACGGCAAATGACCTTGTTAAACAAACTATTACCACTAATAATTTATCATCTGATGTAACAAGTTTACCTGGGTTTATTTATAAAGGTAATGGTGATTTTGTGGTTGAGCCTAGTACAGATATTTCATCCATGCCAAATATTTTTAGTGGGTTTAAAACGATAAATATTGCACCTTTTTGGGGTGATAATAATTTTTGTGATGTTGGGATAACAAGGTGTGATTTTAAAATAAATTACAGATACCAGCCAACGGCAATATTTTTTGGCTATTTAAATTCTGTTAGTCATGGTTATGTTATTGACCAGAACTACAGGGCTTTAATAGATAATCAACCAGAAATACATGCCATAGATAGTAGCACAGGACAATTAACTGGTGATTTATATCCTTATCAAGAACCAGTTGTGGTTATTTATAAATTGGATGACGATGGATATAGTCGAAAAAGAGTAGGTGTATATAAATGTCAAAAGGATACTGGTATTTTTAAAATATCATTACCTATGTATATGGATTATTATACAACTAATGATTTTGGTGATGTCATACCAACCAATAATAAAAATATAGGTATTGCGACAAAGGGTTATTATTCGTTTGAATTTTATGAATCAAATGAGGTGTGGTATGATAGAAGAGAACCACAGGGTGGTTTTTGGAACAGGATATTACCTGGAATCAGAGTTCCATCATCTATTTTTGGTGATCCTTCTCTTGGTGGGTGGGAAGATATAAAAACATCTTTATTTAGTTATGATATAATAAATAAAAAAAGAAAATATTATACAATAAAATCAACATATCATAAACATAAAAAGGATAATGTTAGTGATACCACTGGAAATATTATTTCTTGGTTTCCACAAACAAATATAAATAAAATCGATAATATTTTTTGGAATTTCCCTATTGATTATAGGGATGTACCAAATATATCTGATGTGAGTTTAATAGGTTCAATACTTGTGCCAAGATTATTATTTCAACCACAGGGTGGTGCTCGTTCATATTCTATTGATTCTGATGTAATAGGTCCAGTAGGGTTATTAAATATTAAATATATTGACCAAAGTGATTCATACGGTTATAAAATAAAATTATATGAATCGTTATTAGGTATTGGTGTTAACAAAAATGGATTAAATAATGGCCAAGTATACGAATCTATTTTTAGTGACCAGAGTTTTATATATACTGATTCTAATGGTATTAGTGTGAATACTTTCGGTGAAAATACCACATGGGGTTTTGGTGATAATGAAGCAACCACACCAATTTTAAATGAATTTGCATTAAAATTGAGTTTATCACCAGATAGTACGGCTAATTCGTATGGTATACAAAGTAACTATACACAAAGTATTGATAAGCAATATACATATGGTGCTTTTATTAACTCAACCACAATTGGTAATGGTGTGGTTGAGTTAATTGATACATCTATATATGATATAACGGATGAACTAACAGAATTAATAAATAATGGGGTATATAGTTCTTTTTTAAAAGGTGATGTTACCGAATTTAATACTGATTTTGGAACACCAACACACTATAAAGCTAATCAATATAATGGTAATTTTTATTATTTTGGTGCTGGTAAGAATCAAAATGCTTTAATAGATATAAAAGAATATTTTTATAATAAAAAATAATAATAAATGGATAATATAATAAATATACTTGGTGAAAATAAGGTGTCTAATGGTATCAATACCGATATTAATACTAGATTATTATTGGAACAGCAATCAGAGCTTACTATAGAGTCAAATTTATTTTATGATATAAGCCAAGATGATCAGTTTAATATAGAAAAACAAGATACTTTAAATTTTAGGTTTTATGGAAAGATAACTCCTATTATTAATACTCAGGCATATAATAAGTTCGGTAATAAATTAAATAAAATTAACTTAGATACTAAAATATTATCATTTGATAATGATAATTGGAGTGTTAGTTTAATTAAACCAACAACACTAGGTGGATTGAAAGGGGCTAAACAAATAACCAATGGTACTATTACTTATGATTTTACAAATGGTTTACCAGCCTTACCATATGCACCTCAAATAAATACAGATAATTTAAATAAAGGTTTTATTTTATATCTAGGGCATAATTTTTTAGTTGGTGATAGGATATATGTAACATCCGCTGATAATAGCGGATATATTGTAAGTGGTTTTTATACAGTAACTGGTGTTAATAATGATATTATAACAATAGATGAAAACTATGTTATAGAAAATGGTATTAAATTTGATTCAGTATACTCACCAATAAATAATAAAAATGATTTAAACAAAAATAGTGTTTTTTCTGGTAATATACAACTAAATGACCCAACAGCACTAAATACCTCATCAGATAATTTAACCACTAAAATAAACCCAGTTAATAAATCTGGTATTTCTCTAAAGGTTAATAATATTGGGTTTAATGATTTAACTGATGTTAATATTACTGATTTTATTTCACCAAGACCTTCATTTTTTAAAGTAATAAACCCAACGATATACATAAGAAAGGTAAAAAATAATGAAATATTAGAGTACTATATTAAGAAGGGTGTGGTAATATCAGTTTTAGATTCTTTTGATAATGCTGGGTTTTCATTGACACCTTACGATATAACTAATAAAAATTTTACATTTAATGATACAGTAGATGTATTAAATTTAACCGATAATTTAAATTACCCATTAAATAGTATTTATTTGGGTATCATTAAAAATGGTTCAAATTCTGATAAAAATTTTAGTGATTTAGAGAGTAATTTTAGTAAACTAATTGATTATACAAATGTTGGTGATGGATTTGAAAAGATTTTTAGACGAACCACCACACCAACAATTAATAAACCAAAAGTTGGTGATGAATATATATTATCGCTGTGTGAGTATAGTACCGAATCATTATCGGAAACCGAAATTATTGGTTTTAATCATAGATTTATACATAATGATGTATTATTTTATTATAACCCATTTTTTAAGATAAAATTAAGACCATTATCTAATTATGTTGATAATAGTGATAACAATTTAAATATACCAAATTATTCAATATACAGTACAATAAATAAAAATTATATATGGAAAAATTTTTATGACATTGGTAGTTCGGATGATAATGGTGACATCATAGATTTTCCTTTTTTAAATAACTCATTATACTCTTTTAGTAATATAAATTTTTTTCTTAATATAGAGAAAAATAAAACATTAAAATATGATCTAGGTGTTAATGATTTAACTGGATTAACCACTGATAGTTTGATTAATGATATATCAAATTTAACA